CTTTTTTGCAGGTCTCTGCGAAAAGATTAGGAATATTGGAGAGCGCTTAGTTTAGGCTTAGGCTTATGAAACTCTTTGAATGTAGTAAGTGCAGTCAGAGGTGGCTTGGTATGAAAGCGCCTGTTTGTCCTTTTGATGGCGGGCTTGCCTGGGAGATTCCGATGGAGAAAACTGAATGATTATTGAAACTGTTTTGATTGCTGATCTTGTTCTTGACCCGCGTAATGCTCGCAAGCATGATGGTAAGAACTTGCAGGCTATTGCTGAGAGTTTGAAACAGTTTGGTCAGCGTAAACCTATTGTTGTTTGGGGTGAGACTGTTGTTGCCGGTAATGGCACTTTGGTTGCTGCTAAAAGTTTGGGTTGGACTGAGATTACTGTTGCCCGCGTTCCTGATGATTGGACTGCTGATCAGGTGAAGGCTTATGCCTTGGCTGATAACCGGTCAGCGGAGTTGGCTGAGTGGGATGAGCAAGTTTTGACTGAGGAACTAAAGGAATTAGAACTAGCTGAGTGGGATGTTGAAGCATTAGGTTTTGATGCGACTGTTGAGCCTTTGCAGGATGTTGTTGAAGATGAGATGCCTGAAGTTATTGAGCCTAAAACTAAGTTAGGTCAGGTTTGGCAGTTGGGTAAGCATCGTGTTATGTGCGGGGATAGCACTAGCGTTGATGATGTTGCTAAGTTGATGCGTGGCGATGTTGCTGATTTGATTCACGCTGATCCGCCTTATGGTATGGGTAAAGAAAAAGATGGTGTTGAAAACGATAATCTTTATGCCGATAAGTTGGACAAGTTTCAAATGCAATGGTTTCAGGCTTTTCGCCCGCATGTTGCCGATAATGCTGGTGTCTATATTTGGGGTAACCCTGAAGACTTGTGGCGTTTATGGTATGTGGGTGGGTTGAAAGATTTTGAGCGTATAACTTTCCGCAACGAAATAGTTTGGTCTAAACCTGGGGGAATGGGTATAGGTTCTGAAACTCATAGAAGTTATGCAGTTACAACTGAACGCTGTTTGTTTCTTATGTTAGGTGAGCAAGGTTTTAACAACAATGCCGATAATTATTGGGAAGGTTTTGAACCTATTAGAAACTACCTAAAAACTGAAAGAGAAAAGTTAGGTTGGAACAATAAAATTGTTGCAGATTTTTTTGGGTTTCATCCACGCATGGCAGATCACTGGTTTAGTCAATCGCAGTGGAGTTTTCCTCAAAAGGAGCAATACGAAAGATTACAAAGAGAAGCTAAGTATGACGGTTTTAAGCGAGAGTATGACGAACTTAAGCGAGAGTATGACGAACTTAAGCGAGAGTTTTATAGCACTCGTTCTTTCTTCAATAACACTCATGAAAACATGACTGAAGTTTGGGATTATGGTCGCGTTCATGGGGAAGAAAGGCATGGTCACGCTACGCCTAAACCTATTCAAGCAATGGCAAGGGTTATGCGTTCTAGTTTGCCTGCTGGTGGTTTGTGTGTTGAGCCTTTTGGTGGATCAGGTAGCACACTAATTGGGGCTGAACAAACTGGTCGAGTTTGCTACACAATGGAACTAACCCCTGCTTATGTTGATGTGATTATTGCCCGCTGGGAAAAGCTAACAGGTGAGCAAGCTCAACTGATTGAAGGTTAGTAATGCCTTCTGGTAGGCCTTCTAAACCGACTGAGATAAAGCGCAAGTTAGGTAATCCTGGTCAGCGTAAGTTGCCTGAGCAAAGTCAACTCCAATTGTTTGACCCTATTTCTAAAGTGCCTGACCCTGCTCGCCCTTTGTTGAAGTATGGGCGGGAGTTTTGGGATAAGGTTTGGGCGAATGGGTTGCAGTGGATTAGCCCTAATACTGATGCCGAGATTTTGCTTATGACTTGTGAACTTATTGATGAGCGTTGGAATCTTAGGGTTAAGGTTATGCAAACTGGTGATTGGCGGGAGCGCAGGGGTTTGCGGGATTTGGATGCTCGTATTATTTCTAATTTGAGTTTGATGGGTTTCACTCCTGCGGATAGATCTAAGTTGGGGGTTGCTGAAGTGAAGGCTATAAGCAAGATGGAAGCGTTGAAGCGTAGGGCTGATGAGCGCAGTAAGTAGTTGGCCGCCTGCTCTTGTTACTCCAACTGATTTGCGGTTTGGTAGTCGCGGTGCTGATGCTGTTGATTTTATAAATACTTTCGTTACTCTAACTAAGGATTCTGTTGCTGGGTCTGCTGGTGAGCCGATTCGGTTGCGCCCTTGGCAGGAGCAACTTCTTGATGAGATGTTTGTTTTGGATGAGAATGGGCTGTTTGCTCGAAGGACATGCTATTTCGGATTAGGCCGCAAAAATGGCAAGAGCGCCCTGATGACAGGGCTTGGACTCTGGTTTTTGTTCAATGGTGATGATGGCGGTGAAGTTTATTCTTGCGCTGCTGAGAAGGAGCAGGCTCGTATTACTTTCGGGGATGCTCGCAAGATTATTGAGCGTGAACCTGAGCTTGCTTCGATGTGCAATATTTACAGGGATGTTATTGAAGTTCCTTCTACCGGTTCAATCTGGCGAGTGCTATCTGCTGAAGCGTATTCTAAGGAAGGCCTCAACGCCAGCGCAGTTTTGTTTGATGAAGTTCATGCCCTTCCTAATCGTGAACTCTGGGATGTTATGCAGTTGTCTATGGCTTCAAGAAGGCAGCCGATGATGTTGGCAACTACTACCTGCGGGGTAAAGTCTGACAGTACTGGCCATGATTCGACTGCTTACCAGCTTTACCAATATGGGGAGAAGGTTGCTTCGGGTGAAATTATTGACCCTAGTTTTGGAATGTGGTGGTGGCAAGCCCCTGCCGACAGTGATCATCGGTTAGAAGAAACTTGGATTGCTGCTAATCCTGGTTATGGGGATTTGAATAGCAAGGCTGATTTTGAGTCTATGGTGAAGCGTACTCCTGAAGCTGAGTTTAGAACTAAGCGTTGCAATCAATGGGTTAACAGTCAAAACGCGTGGTTGCCTTCAGGTTTATGGGCTACGCTCAGGGCTGATGTTGATGTTCCTTTGGATGCTGATGTTGTTTTGGGTGTTGATGGCTCGTTTAGCGGGGATGCGACTGTTATTGTGGCGGTTACTGTCCCGAAGTCTAAAGAAGAGAAGCCCCATGTTTTTCTTGTGAAGGCTTGGGAGAAGCAGCCAACTGATCAGGATGATTGGCGGGTTGATACTTTGGATGTTGAGCGTACCATTATGGATTTTTGTCAGAAGTATCGTAATACTCGTGAGATTGCTTTTGACCCTTTTAGGTGGCAGAGAACTATGGCTGTTTTGATGGAGTCAGGTTTGCCGGTGGTTGAGTGGCCTTCAACTTCGGTTAGGCGTATGATTCCTGCAACTCAGAAGGTGTTTGATGCTGTTACTGAAGGGACTTTGACTCACGATGGCAACCCTGTTCTTGCTAGGCACTTGGATAACTGTATGTTGAAGATAGATAACATGGGTGCGCGTATTGTGAAAGAGTCTCGTGCTTCTTCTAGGCGTATTGACGCTGCTGTTGCTTTTGTTATCGCATATGACCGCGCAACAAGTAAACTAGATACTGATATTGTGCCTGAGTTTTTTGTGTTCTAAGGATGATTTTGTTAGCAACTATTTTGCAGGCTGTTGGTGTAGCTGTAACCGCTTTAGGTTTGGGCTTGATTTGGTTTCCTTTGGGTGTGCTGGCTGTTGGTGCTGGCTTGGTGTTGTTTGGGTTGGCGTTAGAAGATGGCGGTAAATAATGCTTAGAAAACTTGCTGGCGAGAATAGAGCGATCTCTTTTCAATCTATTTGGGGTGCAGGTGATTTGACTTCTTATGAAACTCAATCTTCTGCTTATGTGGATTACAACACTGCCTTCAGTGTCAATGCTGTTTGGGCTTGTGTGTCTCTTATCTCTGACACTATTTCGGCTTTACCAGTGGACACTTACATTAGGCGTGATGGTATTGCTACTGTTTACCGCCCCCGCCCTGCTTGGGTTATTAAACCTGATGTTGCTATTCCTAGTGTCGCGTTTTGGCAGCAAACACTTATCAGCTTGCTAACTGATGGCAACGCTTTTATCCGTATTTTCAGGGACAACTCAGGCAACATTGTGAACCTTATGGTTTTGAATCCTTTAGGTGTAAATGTTACGCGTAATAGTTTGGGTCAAAAACTTTTCGTTTATACCGGTGAATCAGGTAAGACTTTGACTACTGATGAAGTTTTACATATTGCTGGTTCTATTTTGTTGGCTGGTGATGTTCGTGGTCGTTCGCCGATTGACACTTTGAAAGAAAACATCGGTTTGGCAATCAGCCTTGAATCTTTTGCTGCCCGCTATTTCGGTCAGGGAACTGTTACTTCTGGCGTTATCGAATACCCTGGAGCGCTTACCGCTGAGCAGGCTGAGAATCTGTCAAACAGTTTTGATAAGGCTCACAAGGGTTATCGTAAAGCTCACAAAACAGGCATCCTTTCAGGCGGTGCAACTTTCAAGGCAACTCAGGTCGCTAATGATGAA